TAAAGAAATAAATAAAGGAAATATGATGAAATTATTCTTGCTTTGGGCTCTTTTGTTGCTGCCGGTCGGACCGGCAGCAGCACAAGAGATAAAAATGTCACAAACAGCTCCATTGGAACAAGTTTATGGAGAAACTGTAGAAGATGATGCCTTACTGCCCATGAATGAGCTGGATATGGATTTTGGCTATGCCCTCTATGAGACAACCGTTGATGTGGAAGAGGAGAATCCCACACTAACTATTGAAAACGTACGGGATTATGCTGTGGTCTATGCAGACGGCAAACTGCAAGGATATTTAAAAGATAGCAGTAAAAGCTTGAAAACCAATCTACCGATAGGTATACACAAACTTAGTATCTATACTGAAAATATCGGACGTATTACCTATGGTCCTGAAATTCTGGACAATTCAAAAGGTATCTACGGCAGCATAACATTGGGAAAGACAGATTTAGAAGGCTGGAAGATGACCCCATTGGAAATTAAGGAATGCGATGTGGCCGGAATAACTTTCAAAGAAGGTACCTCCTCCATCCCTTGCTTCCGTAAAGGTGGTGTCACAGTAAGCAATCCGGCACAAGAGACCTTTCTTGACGTGTCTGGCTGGGGAATGGGAGAAGTCTGGATAAACGGGCAATACTTGGGTGCCTACTGGGAAGAAAATACAGAAAAGACCCTGGAGATACCTGCTGGTGCTCTGATAGCAGGTAATAATGAAATAGTGGTATTTGAACTAAAAAATAACGAACAAGCTTCCATGACACTAACCGATAAGCCTATTTTCAAATAAGCCCTTGCATGTACTTGTTTATATTCCTTAAAAAAACGACCTTTGTGTAGGAGCAGATTCCGAAAAACGTGTCTTATTTAATGAGAATAGCATAATTATATATATCATGAAGAAACTAACATTTATCAGTTGCCTCCTTTTAAGTGGTTGCCTGGCCGGAGCAATGGCTGCAAACAAAAAGCAACCCATCTACAAAGATGCCAAAGCTCCCATTGAGGAGCGTGTGAATGACCTGGTCAGCAGAATGACACTGGAAGAAAAGGTACAACAACTCAACCAGTACACTTTGGGGCGGAATAACAACGAGAACAATCGTGGTGAGGAAGTAAAAAAAATTCCTGCCACATTAGGCTCCCTCATTTATTTTGATGAAGATGCCAATCTGCGTAACGAGGCTCAGAGAAAAGCAATGGAAGAATCACGTCTGGGTATCCCCATCCTTTTCGGATACGACGTCATCCACGGGTTCCGTACCATTTATCCCATCTCTTTGGGACAAGCATGTTCTTGGAATCCCCAATTGGTAGAACAAGCATGTGCCGTTGCCGCCCAGGAAGCACGCATGTCCGGGGTAGACTGGACTTTTTCCCCTATGATTGACGTGGCAAGAGACGGACGCTGGGGACGCGTTGCAGAGGGCTATGGCGAAGACCCTTATACCAATGCTGTATTCGGTGTCGCATCTATCAAAGGATACCAAGGTGAAGACATGTCCGACAGCAAGCGAGTAGCCGCCTGCCTTAAACATTATATCGGATACGGCGCTTCTGAAGCAGGACGTGACTATGTTTATACGGAAATCTCCAATCAGACTCTGTGGGACACCTATATTCCTCCCTATGAAGCTGGCGTAAAAGCCGGTGCCGCTACTTTAATGAGTTCATTCAATGACATCAGCGGTACTCCCGGAAGCGCCAACCATTACACGATGACAGAAATTCTGAAGAACCGTTGGAAACACGACGGCTTTGTTGTTTCAGACTGGTCTGCAGTACCGCAACTTATTGACCAAGGCCATGCTGCCGACCGCAAAGAAGCTGCCCGTCTGGCTTTCAACGCCGGCCTGGAAATGGACATGATGGGGCATTGCTATGACAAGCATATGGCAAAGCTGGTGGAAGAAGGTAAAATAAGCATGCAATTGGTGGACGATGCAGTGAAACGCGTGCTCCGTATCAAATT